CGTGCGTGGGACTTTTCCTAATGTAAGCAATGCTATATACGGTGTAGGTCAAACCCCCACTGCTGGTTATGGTGGTATGGGTGGCGGCTATGGTGACTTTGAAGGCGGTCGTATGGGTGGCGGCTATGGTGGCGGCGGTCGGGATTTACCTGTAAATCAACCTGCACAACAACCCAATCAATACGGCATGAACCAAGATTTTGGGTCAAATAATGGGCAGTTTTTTCAACCCATCTACCGTGGTCAATACCAAGATTATGGGAATCCATATACGTCTATGAATGTAAGTAGATACGGAACTGGATACCAACAAGGTTTTCAAATGCCCCCTCCCTATAACCCGTTTAGTGGTGGTTACGGTGGTTACGGTGGCGGCTACGGTGGTGGGTTTGATGGCTACGGTGGCTACGGCGGTATGGGTGGCTACGGCGGTCGCTCCCCTTTTGGCAGGGGTATGGGTCGAGGTTATGGCGGTGGTTATGGTGGCGGGGATATGAACTATATGTTTGCAGAAGGTGGAATTGCTTCTTTAGTGGATAAAGAATGACTCTGACTCTTCGTCATGTTGATACTGAATATATCCAGCAGGTCTGGCCTGTGGTGCAGCCTTTCATTGAAGAGGCTATGCAAAAAGGCGGTGATTTCCCGGACTGGGCGGCATCCTACAATGTCTCCCATATCCAAGCATTCCTAACTGCTGGACAATGGCTCTTAATAGTAGCAACGGATGAAGAAAACAAAATCCACGGGGCTGCAACCGTGTCGTTTATCAATTACCCCCTGCATAGGGTAGCGTTTGTAACCACCATTGGTGGGAAACTTATTTCCAGCGAAGATACTGTAAAGCAGTTAAAGCTATTGCTAAAACAACGTGGCGCAACGAAAATCCAAGGGTATGGGCGTCCAGCCATAGTACGCTTGTGGAAACGCTACAACTTTGAACCCAGAAATACTTTAGTAGAGGTACTCATATGAGCGGTGGCGGCGGCAGCAGTGCTCCAACTCAAACAACTGTTACGCAGTCAAACATCCCTGACTGGCTTCGCCCTCAAGTTGAGACGGTGCTTGGTGGGGCTACGCAACAACTGTTTAATACCCAAAAAAATGCGGGTGGTAGCTATGACATAACAGGTACAAAACCGTTTGTACCTTACAGCACTAACCCAGAAGATTACGTAGCTGGATTCAGTCCTTTGCAGCATCAGGTTCAGCTAAATGCTGCAAATATGCAAATGCCGGGGCAGTTCAATCAAGCTACTCAACTTGCGGGTATAGCAGGTCAAGGTGGGTTAGACACCGCAGCACAAGGTGCCGGTTACGGTCAAGCTGGGTTCCAGTCCGGTATGCAGGGACAGGCTATGGCACAACGTGCCTATGACCAAGCTAATCGCAATGCCAATATGGCACAAAACCAAGCGTATGGTTATGGCAACATGGGTGCTGGTTATGGTGCGCAAGGTGCTGGCTACGGCGGAATGGGTGCTGGCTACGGAGCGCAAGCTGCTGGTCTGGCTGGTCAAGCACAAGGCTATGGTGCGCAAGGCGCTGGTTACGGGCAACAAGCTGCTGGCCTAGCCAATAGAGCATTGGGTTATGGTGACTTGGCCTCGCAAATTGGTCAGATGGGTTTGAGTGCTCAACAAACAGGCCAAGGGATTACAGCACAGTCGCAGGATTTAGCCCGTCAACAAGCTGAAGCGGGGCAAAGATATGCCCAACAAGCTACTGATCCCGGCGCATATCAAAGGTACATGAATCCGTATACACAAAACGTAACGGATATACAGAACCAAGAATTGCAGCGGCAAGCAAATATTGCTTCAGCTAAGCGTGGCGCACAAGCCGTAGGTGCTGGAGCCTTTGGTGGTTCGCGTCAAGCTATTGAGAATGCAGAAGCGCAGCGTAATTTACAGCAACTGCAAAATCAAAACCAAGCACAGGGTTTGCAACAGGCATACAACCAAGCCCAGCAAAACATGCAGTATGGCGCAGGTCTTGGACTACAGGGCTTAGGCGGTGCGCAATCTGGCTTGGGTACTGCACTGCAAGGTGGGCAGCTTGGTCTGTCAGGTATCGGTACTGCACTGCAAGGGCAGCAAAATGCTATGTCCGGTGTTGGACAAGCTGGCGCAATGTACGGTCTCGGTATGCAGGGTGCGCAATCTGGTCTAGCCGGACTCAATGCCGCTAATCAAGCATACCAAGCTGGTATGCAGGGTGCCGGATTGGGTATCCAAGGTTCTCAAGCTGGTATGCAAGGTGCGCAAACTGGGCTCCAAGGTGTTGGTCAAGCTATTAATGCCGGTCAATATGGGCTCCAAGGCGCACAGACTGGACTCCAAGGTACAGCACAAGGTATGCAGGGTGCGGGTATGGGACTCCAAGGCGTTGGTGCGCAACAAGCTGGTTATGGTCTGGCTGGACAGATGGCTGGAACGCTGGGCAATATTGGCAATACTCAACTTGCAAATCAGATGGGATTGCTTGGGTTCCAAAATCAAATCGGTGGACAGCAGCAAAACCAACAACAACAGTACATCAACAATGCAATTAACAACTATGCGCAGGCCCAACAACAGCCGCTGCAAAACCTTAATGCGTTTAATGCCTTGCTACGTGGGTATGCAATACCGGGTCAAACTACAACTCAGTACCAAGCAGCCCCTAGCGGGATATCGCAGCTTGCCGGTCTTGGCACTGCGGCCTATGGGTTGAACTCCTTAATGAAGAAAAAAGGTGGTGTAATTAAAGCCTCTGATGGTCTAGATACACTGGGTCTACACAATGTTTTGAGTAAAAAGAGGGTAGCAGCATGACCGGCATTGCCCAAAAAATCTTAGCTAACCCCGGTGCTTATTCGATTGAAATGCTCACGCAAGGCGTGAAGGATGGTGTCATCCCTGCCTATATTGGCATTCCTCTTATCCAACAAAAGACCCAAGAAAAAGCGCAAGCTAGCGGTTTGCAAGCCGCCCAGCAGGCAAAGCAACCACCCATTGCAGAAGAAGTATTAGCGCAAGCCCAACAGGCAGGGGGCGTTGATAACCTGCGCAGTAACCTACCCACGCAAAGCTATGCACCGGGCGGTATTGTTGCGTTTGCTGGTGGTGGGGATTCCAATAAATATGAAACTCCTTACGATAGGATGAACCGGTTAAATCGTGAGGCTGCGGAAGAACGTGAAGCGCAAGCTAAAGAGCAAGGCATCATGCCTTATGGGCAACAGATGGGGAATTTAGGTAGCTTCTTAGCAAATATCCCTTTGAATGCTATTAAAACGCTTGTAAGTGCTCCGGGATATGGGTTTAATAAAGATAACCCTACGGTAGCCTCCGCCCCTACACCAGCAGCTACTTCAGCCCCCGCTACTGTTAGACCTCCAATGCAACCGGGTCAATCGTATCCGGGAGGTATTGCGGCATTACCGGCTACTCAAGATACAACAGCTTTGGGTATTGGCCAACTTGTTAAGAAGCCAGCAGCAACAACTGATACGGGCGCAGCAACAACGAGCGCAGCTTCTCCATTTGCATTTGCGCCAGCGCCAGCCGGTAAGAGTTTGTTGGATATGACCAAAGAGCAACTTTCTGGGGAGCAAGGTTATCTTGCCCGCGCTGCTGCCCGTGATAAAGATGTATTGGATAAATTAAATGAAGGTAAGCCTGTAGGTAAACCGCTAGAGGACTATAAAAAATCTTTGCAAGAAGAAGCTCTACAAGCTGGCGCAGATCGTGACCAAGCTAAGGGTATGGCTATCTTCAAAGCTGGTTTAGCGATGATGTCCGGTACTTCTCAATATGCTCTTGAGAACATCGGTAAAGGCGCAATGGTTGGTGCGGATGATTGGCAAGCCGCCAACAAAGACCTCAAACGGGCACAAAAAGAGCGCCAGAAAGAGTTGGCTTATATAGAGCAAGCTGAACGCGCTGAGGGTAGAGAAGATTGGAAAGCCGCCCAAGCTGCCCGTGCTGCTGCAAATCAAGCTGCGGATGCCAGAGATCGTTTTGGCGTTAACGCCATCATGACTGCAACAGGTAAAGATACTGAACTTGCCCACCAAGATTGGCAACATTTACTTGGCGCACAGGTTAATAAGTACCATGCTGACAGGTCGGCTGAAGCTACATTGGGTGCTGCCAGAATCCATGCTGGTGCTACAGAGCGTGCTGCGGAAATTGGTGCTGGTGCCCGTGTGCAAGCGGCTGAACTTAAAGCACAACTTGCTCAAGCTGCTGCTGAAGGTAAAGGTGGTTTAACCCAAGATCAACTTCTTAAATGGCGTGGGGAGTATGCTAACCACCCTGAAGTACTTGCTTGGAAGAAGCAAATGCTAGACCAATATGGTAAAAACATAGCAGACAAGCCGGACTTCCAACAGGCACTTAACCAAAAGATCGACCAAGTTTTGGCGCGGGATGCAACACGTAATATAGGTGGTAGCGCCTCACCAACTTTTAGTGCAAGTGATAAAGCATTGCTCGATAAGTATCTAGCACCACAGCGATAAAGGAAGTTGTATGGACTTGAAAAGCGTCCTGCAAGCGTTGCGAAATGCTGATGCTGCTGGAGATACGGCTGCTGCCACACGCCTAGCGGAAATCGCGCAGCAGTTTTCTCAAACTACGGAACATCAGGAACCGGATACGTCTGGGTTTAAACCTGACTATACGTATGGAGAAATGCTGCGTAAGAGCGTTGTCCGTGGCACTAAGCAGTTAGGGTCTACTTTTGGCGACATTATCCCTGCGATGGGCGCGTCTGCTCTTGGCTTTGATGACTACGCTAAACGGCAAATGGAGGAGGCTAAGCAGACACAGGAAGAAATTTCCAAGTCTTATGCCCCACAATACGGCAGCTTGAGCGATGTTAAAGGTATCAGTGATATACCCGGCTTTGTGCTTGAGAACGTTGCTGAACAAGTACCCAATCTTGCTACTTCGCTCATCCCCGGTGTAGGGGGCGCAGCATTGGCAGGTCGCACTGCCACAACCACCGCAGCAAAAGCATTAGCCGCTCAAGCCGCAGAACGTGGTCTTGTTGGAGAAGCCGCCACTGCATTTGTTAACCAAGGTCTTAAACAGGCTGCACCACAACTTGCAGCGAAGGCAGAACTTGGTCAGAACGTTGGTATCTTCCTTGGTTCTTACGCACAGAATGCCCCTGAGGTATTTCAAAACGTATATGAAAAAACAGGTGAACTAGCGCCCGCAGCATCTATGTTGTTTGGTACGGCTTCCGCTGCACTGGATTCCGTGCTCCCTGCAAAACTGATGAACAAGCTGACCGGCCCAATGAAGGTCGGTATCGTTGAGAAAGTTCTTGAGAAGTCCGGCATGGACAAGGGTTTGCTGCGCTCTGTGTCCGCAGGCATGATGGAAGCTGCTGGCGCTGAAGGTCTTACTGAAGGTATGCAAGAAGCCATCAGTATTGCTGCTGAAAACTTCGTAGATAAAAACCCGCAAATCTTTGGTAGCAAAGAGTGGGATCGCATCATGGAGTCCTCTGTCCGTGGTGCAGTAGGTGGCGGTGCTTTTGGTGCGCTAGGTGGTGGCATTGAGGCGGGGCGTCGAGGTAAAGAACGCCAACAGCAGTATCAAGAAGCATTAGGTAAGCGACAAGAACGACAACTTGCCGCTGAAGTTGGACGTATGGGCCAACAAATCGAAGGCTATCAAGCCGATAAAACCCAGCAGGAGTTACCGGGGTTTGAGACTGGCCCGTACATGGGATTAGTAAATCCACCTGTATCAGAAACTGACCAAGTAAAAGCGCTTAAAGAAAAGTATGAGGGCATAAAGCCGCCTAAAGAACTTAAGGGTACGCAACAAGAACTGTTTACTGAGCAAGGCGAATTAACTCCTGCGGTGGAGAAGGCCGCAACAAAGGATGAGAAGGCTGAGATCAACAAACAGCGCTTGGCTGAGCAGCGTGATGCGGCTGAAGTTAAGGAAGCCCAGAAGAAGTTAAAAGCTGCACTTGCGGAACTGACTGATACACCTACTGACTTGGTATCGTTGGCCCAACAGCCATCCCCATTGGCGCAAACCATTGGGCAGGTGCAATCTGAAAATGCTGCATTGGCTGCTAAGCGCGGGCCAAAAGCTGTACAACCTACAACAACTCCTACAACAGCAACTCAACCTAATGTAACCCCGGCGGATGTATTGACCGGGGTACAAACCGAACCTGTAGTTGTACAAAAACCTGTACCACCTACCTCACAACAACTTCCCACGGTTATTAATGACGATGCCCTAAAAGGTCTGGGTATTGGGCACACTGCGCTCATTCGCAAAAACAAGTTGTTAGAAGGTAAGGATATCTCTAACCCTGCTGACGCTGCCGAAGTTAAACGGATACTTACCGCGTATGCTGAGAACCGCAGCCAACCTATCAGAGAGAAGATTGACGCTTTCTTAGCGCGTCCCGAATTCCAAGGAGTAGAAAATGTTGCACCAAATGTCGAACAGCCAAGTGGAGCAAGCACTGCAATTTCTAGCGAACCCACTAACTTGCCCAGCACCGGAAGCACTGAATCTACTCAACCCAGCGGAGTGGTATCTCCTGTCGCAACTACTGGAGAGATTGTTGGAAGAGAAGGCCAACAACCCAGTGCATTAACTCAAGAAGGAACCCCAAGTGGCAATCAAACCATTAAAACCCAGCAAGCAGAAGCGCAAGGACAAGAAGCACCAGCCAAGCCAATAGGCAAGAAGGCTGCGGCTGACAAGATCAAAGCCGAAAAAGGCGCTGTTGAAGCAGAGCAAGAACGCACTAAGTTTGTTGAGGACAACGACAAGAAAACTGATAGCGTAATGCGCAGTATCCTATTGGATACAGCAGGCAGAATGGGAGTTAAACCCCAAGACCTCCCCGCCCAGTCCCAAATTGGTACTGACGAGCACAACATGCTACGTCTACCTGCGCTGCTCAATCGTTACATTGACTTGCAAGACATCATTGCCAAAGCTGAAGAGCCAGAACAAACGGCAAAGAACCAGCGTGAACTTGATGGTGTGGCGAGAGCCATTGCTGCTTCTGGTGGCGACGCGCCCCAATTGCTTTCTTACTTGCAGGGGCTACCTCAAAAGCAGCGCGATACGGTTATCTCTAGCGTAACCCGTAAAGCTATTTCAGACTTTGAAAATCGGGCTAAAGGCATTGTAGAAGCGCATATAGCCGAGACTAAGAAAAAACTTGAAACTGTTGAAGAGTACACCGATGCCGATGCCGCACGGGATGCTGATTTAATAAATGAAGCGCTTTACCAAAAGCTAGGTATACGTTTGTGGTCCCCTGTTTATGTAGGGCCAGAACTTGACGAAGCTGGGCGTAATCTTGCACAAAAGAGCGACCTCAATGGGTTGCTTGGACATCTGGTTAACACCATTAAAGAACCAGAAATTCAACGTGTACTGCGTAAGATTCAGTCGCTTGGGTTAAAAACCAAAGTTGTTATTGGGAATCCTGAAGGCCAATTGGCGCTTCCTGTGTTTTATAGCAATACACTTTTGGGAAAAGAAAATATTCCGGGGAATCCTCAATATGGGCATGAGTTACGTAATCCAGTAACCCTACGTAATGGAATACGGCTTGATGGATTTTCTGATGCCGCTCAAACTACTTTTACTGGGTACGATACAAATGGAAATCGCATTACCGTACACCGTGATGCTATATTTCCAGATGATATTGTTTATAGTAGAGATAGCAATAAAACAGCGCAGGCACTTAAAAAAGCACTTACTAAACTTTATCAAAACAAAGCTGGCTCCTACGACCCACTTACTAATACGATCACGCTTGACCCAATCAACGGGTTAAACGTGCATACCGTTATCCATGAAGTTACCCATGCTGCTATCTCGCACGTGCTGGATAACCCTAACCACCCGCTGACCAAAGAATTCACTAAGTTCTTTGAGCAGGTGAAGAATCAATTTGGCTCCGCCTATGGTGCAAGCAGCTTGCAGGAATTTGCCGCTGAGTTGACTGGTAACCCTGAGTTCCAAGCGTTGCTCAAGACGATTAAAGCACCGCGCAGCGAGAACATGTTTGTTCGCATCATGCAGTCCGTTGCTGAGTTCTTGGGCTTCCGTAAAGGGCAGTCTGCCTATGACGCTGGGTTGAAGTTTGTCAACAACGCTATCGACATCTCCAAAGATGTAAAACCAAGTAACGCTGATACCTTGTTTATGGGTATGGGGCATGCCGTTAGCTCCGCATTTAACGCTGTGGGAGATGTTGGCAAGGCTATGCCCCAATTGGTAGGTAAAACGCTGGAGGATGCTAAAAACACATTCTCCAATATTAGCAACAAGAATAGTCCGATGTATATGGGGCCATCTGCTACCAATATGCTATTTGGTTTGCTGCGGTTGGATAACCTAAATACCATGTATGGCAAGCAACTGCCTTCCATACAGAAGCTGCTGGATGCGCTTGAGATGCGTAATGGTAACCAAGAGCAACGTATTGCTAAAGCCAACGAAACTTACAAGAAGTTTATGGCTGTGCAAAAGGCCCACCCGCAGGCAATGGAGCGTCTTAATCAGCTTGCCTATGATGCCAGCCTTGAGGAAATTGATCTGGCTGACCCCAACTTCAAACCTACACCGGCGCAGGCTGCCCAAGCTGCGCAGATGCGTGCCGCGTTTAACTCGCTGCCTGCTGATGTACGAGGTGTGTACACAACGGTGCGTAACTTCTACGAGGGTAGCCTAAAGGAGTACGAGAAGTTCTTATTAAGTAGTGTGTCACCTACGTTGGCAACTAAATTGAAGTTGCAGTTTGAGACCCGCAAGAAACTTACAGGTTACATTCCGTTCCTGCGCCGTGGTGATTTCTGGGTAGAGTATGTTGACCCTGCAAGTGGGGAGCGTGCAGCCTCTGCGTTTCAGTCTATCCGTGAACGCCAACAGTTTGTCAATGACGTGCTCAAAAATCAGCCGCACAAGCTGTACCAAAACTTGCAGCAAATTGCATTTAATGGCACTGGCGTGCCGCCCGGTTCCTTCTTGGGAACTATCATGGCTGACCTACAAGCAAAAGGCGCAAGCCAGCAGCAGCTTGATAGCGTGTATCAGTCTTACCTAGCTCTGTTCCCTGCCCAGTCTATTGCCAAGCAATTCATGAAGCGCGACAACGTGCGTGGTATGGAGCGTGACATCATCCGTGCCTATGGTGATGTATCTGTTAAGTGGGCTAGGAAGCTGGCTAACTCCGAATACTCCGCTAAGATTGATGGGGCGTTAGATGAGATTGGTGCGCAAGCACAGAACGCCAACCGCGATGATGTGTACGCAGCGGCGGACAATATCCGTAGTCAATCTAACTTCTACCATAACCCCACGTTTGGCGCTCTTACGCATGGCGCTACAACGCTAAGTTACTTTGAATTCATCGCAGGCAACGTCTCGTCTGCGCTGGTCAATTTGACCTCATTACCTATGCTAGTCTGGCCTATGCTTGGCGGCAAGTATGGTATCGGTAACGCCAGTACTGCAATGCTCAACGCTAGTAAGATTGCGGTCAATCAGTGGCAGAACAATCCAAAGTACAAAGCGCTGTACCAAGCCATGATGGACCACGCGCAGCTTCAGCATACAACAGCCCGTGAGGTGTTGGAAGGTCGCAGGGAAACTACCGCTGAATTTACCGGTGTTAAAGCCAAGATACTTGAGGGATTAGCATTACCGTTCTCGGCAACTGAGAAGTACAACCGCGCTACTACGGCTATCGCTGCCTATGACTTGGCGAAGCAAAACGGTAAGAGTGAGCAAGAGGCGATACGCGAAGCCATCACCGCAGTAAAAGATGTTCATACATCGGGCATTGCTGCTACAGCCCCTAAGTGGATGCAACACCCATTGGGCCGTGTGGCCTTTACGTTCAAGTCGTTTGTGTGGAATAGCGCATTTGTTATGGCCCGCGCCTTCCATCAAGCGTACAAAGGAGAGAATAAACAAGTACGTGATGCCGCCCGTAAACAACTTCTTGCTACATACGGTATGGCAATGGCATTTGGTGGTGCAAAAGGGCTGCCGTTCTACGGCGCTATGTCCACGCTGGCTACCATGATTCACTCGTTGTTTGGTGATGACGACGAGCCGTATGACTTCAATGAGCAGATGCGGGATATTTTTGGTGAGTTTTTGTACAAAGGCCCACTTAACTACGCGACCAATTTGGAATTGTCCAACCGCGTAGGTATTGCAACGGACTTGATCTATCGAGATGACCCACGCAGTGTTGCCGATCATGGCTTTGCATTGACTGCTATTCAACAGGCGCTTGGCCCCGCTGCCTCGTATGCTGTTAATGCAGACAGGGCAATTAAGATGATGAATGAAGGGCACGTAGAACGCGCTATTGAGTCGCTGGCCCCCAGCTTTATACGTAATGGTATGAAGGGTTTTCGCTATATGACCGAGGGTGCTAAGACACTTAAGGGTGACCCTGTTGAGGAAGATATTGGTGCGTATAACTCGCTGATGCAAGCCTTTGGTTTCTCCCCAGCAAACCTATCCAGTACCTACGAAAAGACTTCCGCTGCTAAATCCTTTGAAAAAGAAGTCCTGCAACGCCGTGTCCGGTTGCTCAATCTGTACGACATGGCGCTAACTGCTGGTGATACTGAAATGTTGAGCGAGGTCAACGATGGTATATCGGCCTTCAATGCAGCGCACCCAACAGAGCGTATCACTGGAGAGACCAAGCTGAAGTCCTTGGCAGCACGTAAGAGCGCCGAGAAGAACATGATTAATGGTGTCTCGTTCAACAAGAAGTTACGTCCTGAAGTTGAGGCAAAGTTCTTTGAAGAGGATTAATCCTCATTGCGCCAGACGCGCACCCCAAAGACTTTGTTCTCAATAACTTGTTTGCAAACAACGCTTAGCCCGAGCCGTTTGGCTTCTTGCAAAATAAAGTTTTGCACGGGCTTGCGCTCTAAGCAGGGCACAAAGAACGATGTACCCGGTTGGAACTTGTGCCACTCAATCAGCAGTGGTAGGTTCAGAATCTTCACTTAGCAGTACGTTCTCATTGAAGAACTCCAGCTTAGTCGTGTCAAAGCACAGGGCGTTCACTGGTGCTTGGGTATTGGCGGATGTACCCGCAGTCATACGCTTCTTCTTTTGCCCGACCAACGCGCCGCTCTTGCGGTACGGAGCCAGCGAATCCTCATAACTGGTAAAGTTTTTGCCGCAATCCTCACGGTAGCTACGGGTTACGACGTATAGCATTTTGGTATCGGGTTCATACCGCGCAGTCAATGCGCCACGTGGTTCTTTAACTGGCCCACTGTCCAGTCCAGTGCGCCCATCTTTCGTGCCATTGATAACCAAGATTTCGTTGAAGTGCCGCTGCAAGAAGCCGCCCAAGAAGTCATCGCTATCGAACATGTACTCGCGGTTACGTACACGGGTCTCTTTAATCAACTCAATGGAGTAGTCAAACACCGGCTTAACTGGGATGTCGTGCAGCCCAAGCTGCTTGGCAATCGCACCGCCAGTCATAGCAAGGGAAGCCATCAATGCCCAGTAACGCTCGGAGTTCTTGATCTCCCCAATGCGCTCAATCCGTGCTTGCATCTCGGATAACTTTTCCTTGACCATCGGTAGCTGCGAGACCACCGCCTGACAGAACGGCTCAATGGCGTGACCGTAGTTGTTCATCAACCTACCAAAATGTTCCCGTGCCCACGTTGCGTCGTCAAATGGATCAGGTTTGATGTTGATCTCTAAAATACGTTTTAATTCACCATCAGGGAAGCCCTTTATGGACAGCAGCGCATCGGTGATGTAGCGGTTAGACGATGTGATAAGGCCAGTCTGAAACTTGGTGTCGTTCCTACGTTCTGCGTTATCGTGCTGCTTCATGCGGTTTTTGCCACGACCTGAGGTAACGTCATACACTTGGTTTGACATTTGGTCAGCGGGCATGTTGGTGATCTCATCCATCGTCACCGCAAAACTCTGCATCACACCGAGGCGGCTCATGCGGGCGTTGTACGTGTCTTTGGGGGATAGCAGTAGTTCCTTGGGTCTGCCGTAGATACTGTTGATGGCTTGCAGGATTGTGGTCTTACCCGAACCTGACTCGCGGCTTACCAAGTTGAGCAGGAACCCATCTAAGTTGGTGAACTTCATCAGCAGTGTGCCAAACCCCATGAAGAAGGCAAACGCCCTACACTCCATACCCGGTCTAGCATACGCATTAATCGTGTCCTTCCATACGTGGAAGTCGCCCTTGACTTGAAACAGCGGAACCAGTGGCAGCGTAGGTGCGGATGGCGGGCTATATACCGTCTCGGTAGCGCGTACTTCTCTATCGCCAACGATGATGCCTGACTCGTCCTCAATCCAGCCAAACTGGCGGTGCGCTTTTTCTGCTTTGGAATTCATCTGAAGGGTCTCCACCCACTTAGTTATATAGAACATCAAGGAATCCTGCTTCTTACCCAATGCGGTAACACCAAACGAAGCCACAGTCCCGATAAACTTTTCTTTTGACAGGACATTGGGCAACGTCATAATCCACTCCCGTACACCATCCTGCGGCAAGTGCAGTCGCAGTAGCAGCGTCTCGCCCAAATCGGGGTCTTGCATGCGCTTGACTACGTAGAAGTCATACGGGTAAACAATTTCTTCTTTGTCGTTATCGTCTTTGTCTTTGTCCCTGATGTAGATGCCGCCGCTCTTGCCACGGAAAAACGGGAAGGGGTACTGGGGGATAACAAATTGCTTGAGTTCTTTTGTCTCAGGCTCCAAGTCCATGACGATGCTGTCGGCTTCGGTAGCTTCGGCAATCTCCCTACCAAGTTGTATAGGTGAGGTCAGCTTGTGTGTGCAGCCTTCGCAGCCACTGGCATTTAGCTTCTTAAATGTTTCGCAGGTATATGGGCCCTTTGTCTCGTTGGCCTTGCGGTCTGTGTCGTAGGGGGAATACTCGGGGTGCTTGTTAGATATTACGTGGATGGCTTTATCTCGGTCAACGCAATGCTGGGCAATGCTCAGCCCCGCTCTCCACAGCGGCTCATCAACTGTTACCTGATTCTCAAAAATGTAAAGCAACTGTTTACATCCCGTGCCCTCAACCGACTTGATAAGAATTGTCTTGAAGCGTGACTGGCTGCTACCCATAAGCGCCATCGTGACCGCATCCATTGGGCGGCGGTACTCGGATTTTTCCAGCGCCTTGAGGATGTCATCGCTTGGGGCAAGTATCTGTTGCACTGTGCTCAATGCCAGCACGGGTGCTGTATGTAGTATCTCAACCAAGATTGGGTTGGTTGGGTCTTTGACGTGGTAGGTCTCAGGCACACGCAGTACCCGCGCAGCTTCGCCAGTTACGGCAGGGTCAACGTCAAACTTGTGCTCAACACATAATTCTTTGAGGCGGTCAGCGTAGGGCTTCCACTCCTTGCGGGGGATAGCCGCATCCAGTACCCAATACACGTGCGCCCCTAATCCCGACTTCACAATCGTAGGGCGCGGCATCCCAGTCGCCTTGCAGAAATCCCGCAGGGCAATCAGTCCAGTATTTAGATCAACATACGGCTTACCCGGGCCGCAGTCAAGATCAATATAAAACGACTTAAGAGATAGTGCGTTGTTCGTAGTACGACCATCTTTGGTGTTGCCAAATTTAGCCATAGCAAAGAACGCATTGAATCCGTCCGTAACTAGCGCATCTGCCCGTGCGCTTATCTCCTCTATGCTGCCGACAAACTTTTGCCGGACAACATCTTTATCATCCACCGTCTTAATGCCAAAGGCGCAGTAATACTCACCTTCGTGCAGCGGCGGGAGTACCAGAGTTAGAAACTCATTCCTCGTGGTCATATCCGTCCTTATGCGTCATCAAAAAAGGAGTGAGCAGGGGCGTGACGGTGATCGCCCTTTTCGGTAGCTAACCTAGCTCCCCTTAAACCATCAGCTTAGCTTAGCAATTAATTTGCTCATTTTGTCTGCGTGCTTACCCGATACAACCGTCTTGCCTCGGAACCAAGAATAGACCGCTACTCGACTTACGTTGAAAAACTCCGCAACGTCTTTAACAGGTATATTTTTGTTAACGCAAATTACTCCAAGCTGCACACCAAGTAGAGATTGGTTGGCTTCCTTAATCTCTCGTGATGTAAGTAGTGAGTAACCCTTGGACATGATTAATCGTCCCACTCGTCAAGGATTTTGGACAAATCCTTCTTAGCCTCAGGCTCTTCTTCTTTCTTTGCACTGCGCTTGGTTGGCTCAGAAACCGTTTCGGGAACCGGCTCAACAATTGTTTCAGCTTTCGGCTTAGACGCAGGTGCAGCAATTTGTTTGGCCTCGGCTTGTGGCTTGGCTCCATCCATCTCCGCCACAGTCATGGTGATAGCCTTGATAGCAGAATCAGACTTGCCTTGCTCGATAACGGTTTTGTGGTCAACAGGGTCAAGCACCTTGATAGGTTTGAACGTCAGTTTAGGCGTGGCGCTATCGGTATCAAACCGCATCTCGGTAACCACAGCAGTAACCGGAACACCTTTTGCACCAATCATCTTTGCATACGTTTGCAAAGGCCACTTGCCCGGTTCTCCTGCACCAAAGATAGAGGCAGCAGGTAGCGTAAGCTGGAACACATCACCATGCAAATCGTTAGCCAGCACCACAGCAATGCGTTGGCTGAAGCGGCATGCGCGGCTATTGCCTTGTCCCGAACCTGCAATGTTCTTATCGCAGTCTACGCAGCGTTTGGATTGCGGCATGCTTGCTTTGGCGTCGGGTACATCCCCATCGGCAGACCAGCAGTCAGGTGCAAGAGGCTCACCACCTTCAGAATATTGCTTGAGATAAAAGGTGCGCGACACTTTTGGAGCAGCGGCAACAATAACCACGTTCATGGAACGATCTTCGTTCTTGGCAACTTCTTTGCCATTGACCATCATGCGCCATACGCCACCCTTGATGGAGATGCGTTTCATACCGCCGCTACCACTACCACCCATCAGGGCTTTGGTCGCGTCGTCCAGTTCCAGTTCTTTAAGATATGCCGGTAGTCCTAAGTCCAACATTGCGAGTTCATTACTCATAGTTACTCCTACTTTTTAACAATTACGATGGTTTGGTTTGTTTCCGCATTTAGCCCCGGCGGAAGCAGATCGGGGTTTTCTTCAAGGAATTGCGACATGTTCGCGCTATTGATGCGTTGAAACATCAGCGAAAAAGCATCGTGTTCTTTGATGAATTTGTAGAAGGAATCCCAATCGCTAGTCCAGTAGTTCTTGGAAATCCTGCGTGACACCGTACCAAATTCAGTACGGATAGTAGATGCGCCTTGTTCTTTGCAAATCTCAAGTAGATGTCCGCTTACTGTGTCCAGTTGCGCTTTCAACTCCTCATCTTGCTTTGCAAGTTCCCTGCGCTTGTCGCGTATCTTGACGTAAATTTTCGTCAATTGTTCGGCGGTTGGTTCTGACATTTTTACTCCTTCGTTTGTAAAAGGATTTTTAAAATTCCTGATCCAGTTACTTTTATAACCTTGTCGGGATGCCTATTGTTTTGGTTTTCGCTCTCTGTCACTTTTCTTAAGTTAGTAATCTTATTGTTCGCCCTGTTACCGTCAATGTGATCTAACACAAATGGCATCGCGCCCCTTGGGTGATGTAAACGCCAAATAATTCGATGTTCTGCGTAAGAAACCCCATTGAATGTAATTCCTCTATATCCTGTACTTTTTGATAAGTATCCAGCGCGTACCATTGGGTTGCCATGCCTATCAACTATCCAATACAAACAACCGTTTTTGTACACAAGTTGTTTGCGAAGTTCGCTTGCGGGTGGGATTCTAATTCGATGTCTCATAAGGGTATCATAACTTTACAAGGTTACTCTGTCAAGCGTCCTCCACAATATTTTTATAAAGGTCAATCAGGCGGGTGTGTATGTCCACCTTTTCAGACAGCATCTTGTAGACGCGCTTCTCTACTGGGCTACCTTGCAAATGCACCACAGTACAAGGGTTGCGTTGTCCTGCACGATGCACACGTGCGTTGGCTTGTAGGTACGTTTCAATAGAGGTGATTGGTCCCCACCACACTACTACATTTGCTGCATGCAGCGTGACTCCATGCGCTGCGGCTTGGGGCTGGATGACCAGTACTTGTGGGTTCTTCTCGTTCTGAAAGCGGGCAAACGCCTCTGTGCGGCGCGTTGCGGATATACCGCCATGTATCACTTCACAATTAATACTATTGGCTTTGAGTTCTTCATAAAGAATATCAATGATGTGCCTGAAGGGGGCGAACACAATGACCTTGTGGCTTGCTTCTTCAATCACTTCCAGCAGGGCGCTCATGCGACTTTTGGCATCAAACGACACAATCTCTCCACTATCGGAGTACACCGCGCCACACGAAAGCTGTAGCAGCTTGTTGAGGTTAGCTGCCGCATTAACAGTTGTTATTTCTTCGCCCGCTGCAACGGTTATCATGTTCTTGCGGATGGCCTCGTAGTACCGCATCTGCTGAGTTGTCAGCGGGATTTCGCGGGTCACGTATGTCATGTCCGGTAGGTCTAAGCACTCTTCTTTTGTGAAGCGTATTGCTGGCTGTAACACATCGTGTAGCACCTGTTCGGATGTGTGTTTAGGTAGCCACTTAAACGCTGTGACTTTCTGCATAACCATGTCACGGAAAGCGCCAAAGAATTTGGGTACGCCCGATGGGTTGACGATTTTGGCTAGGCCGTATGCGTCAGTCGGTGATTGCGATGCTGGTGTGCCAGTAAGCATCCATACCCAAGCATCTGGTCTTATAGAGGAGTTAAGTAACTTCCATCGTTTTGTTGCTACGTTCTTGTATGCGTTGGCCTCGTCAATCACAATGAGGTCAAAGTTTTTTACGCTGTCCTTGATGATTTCTACACCATCGTAGTTACAGATTACAAAGTCTACGTTGCTGTTTGCTGCCTCAATGCGCTTCTCTTTAGAATAGCTATGGGCTATCGCGCACGTCCTATGCATAGCAAACTTAAATAGGTCAGCCTCCCATGCCGACGACATGATGGACAGTGGGCATAGCACAAGCACCTTCTTGATTGCCCCAATATTGAGCAGATAGTCCGCTGCCCAAATGACGCTCGATGTCTTGCCAGTGCCCTGCTCGTTAAAGCAAAATGCCCTGCGGTTCATAGTGAGAAAAGATGACGTGACCTTCTGATGGTCAAACGGTTTGTACATACCTGTCCACTCGTACTGGGACTCGATAGGGGACGGTACATTTTTGATCTGCATGTTGCGCAAAACTTGGGCTTCCTCCAGCCCCCACTTGACCAGCACTTCGTTTTCACCCACAGCTTTGGACTTAGGGATGATTGCCGTGATACGGCTTGGCTCACGTACTTTAAGCAGCAATGCTTTGTTATCTATGATTTGCACAAGTGTCCTTCAAATGCCAAATAGACCGAAAGTGGCATTTCCACAATCAGTCGGGGTTTGACTACTTGCGGTAGTCACTCGGCTAACTCACCCCCCTAAAGAGCCAAAAGGAGAAAGCGAAGGGCGTTAGCTGGTGCAGTTACTCTGATGGCAAACCAATGCCTCGTCCGTATCACTTGCACCTAACACACAGACGACCTCAGTGCGTATCATTCTACGCACGCAAGGTTACATGTCAAGGTCGTTTGCGTTCTTTTTTGCTGGTCTCGGACACCAAGTTACCCTTGGAATCCCTGCGAAAAGATCGGTTGGCAGACTTTGATTCAACCCGCACTCCGTCCTTGTTGCTACCACCTTTGTCAAGGGCCACCACGTGGGCAACATCTTTGCCATCACCCTTGGTTACCTTACCGGCTTTCGCCAGTTTGGCGCGGGCAGCATTACGTTGCATACGATTCTTGACCTGCTCGGGGCTGTCCTCATACTTGGCAGCTTGGGTGTATTTCCTGTCAGCTTTGTTTTTGTAGGGCATGATTACTCCTAGCGATATGAACTTTTGCCATTATGCACGCAGTCCTTCACTGGACACCACCCCTTGCAGCTAAAGTTAGGGCGGGCGTTCCATACGTCCAACTCAATGGCTTTCTCTAACCTGTTTGTATCCGTTATCCAGCGCGACCAATACGCCCCCTGCTGATCTACATGGAACTCGGCAGGAACAAAGTCGTTGGCAACCACGAACAGCAGCCCTGCCTTTACTTTCTTTACCTCGGGGAAGTGCTTGAACACCGCAAGGGACAGAATCTCCAACTGCTTGGTGTCGGCATACTTGCTTGACTTACCTGTCTTATAGTCCACAACCAAAGCGCGGTCACCCTGCAAGATAATCAGGTCAGCAATACCACGCCACCAAACTTCTTTATCGTAAAAGTCGCATGGGTTGAATGCCCGGTCTATGCCCAACTTATATTCACAAAGATGTTGTCCTTCACGCTTACGCAGTAGCTCAAGGGAATCACGCATAAAGGCAAACCGTTCAGGAATGGGAATACCGTCCCGTATAAATTCCTCCGCAGCTTTGTGAGCCTCCAGCCCATAAGTCATCTGCTCTGAGGGCGGCTCTTTGACATCCTTCTTAACCCGCAGGCGGTAGTACTTGTAAGGGCACTGCTTAAATAAATCAAGCGAAGAGTACGACCACGTGTATTTAATCAACGGTTTTTCGTCCATACTTTTTCTTAGGTGTTATGTCCGCAATGCCGCCTTCTTGGGTAGGGTTACGTACATGCATAAACTCATTGGCTAGGTCAAAGGCTTTGTTAATTATTGAGGAATTGTCCCCCCTTGCTAACAAACCAGCCATTGCAAACATCGCAGCCAAATCACGTAGGTTTTGTTCATGTTCGGTCATCAATATCCTTTAGCATTAGTTTGCGTGTAATCTCCATTGCGTCTTTCCAGTTCTGCCGTAGTTGCTCCATCGCCTCTTGCTGCTCTTGCATGCGGATATACGCTTCGGTACAGAAATTGGCTAGGTTTTCGTTTGACCATGCGGCAAAGTTAGGGATATCTTTTGGGTTTTGCACTGGGTTTCTCCGATGGTTTGGGGCAATTTTCGGGAGGGACAATAACACACCAAACGGCGCTCCATTGCTTGCGGTGCTCTACCCATCTATCAATATAGGCATCGGGCATTTCGCGTAACGAACGAAGGATGGGGCCTGTATATTTATCCAACCGCTCGGCTATCTCGACGACGCGCAGCCCATCGTGGTACTGTTGTAGCAGCATCCTTATGGCGTGGTGGTTTGATTTACGCATTGGGCTTCTCCGTTAATCCCCATATTGCGT